GAACTAACCAAGCGGTATGGCATTACGGTTGCCGCAAAGAGCATTTACCAGACTTCTACGCGGTCACGCTTCAAGCCTGTAGTCCGTAACCCCAAGGATGGGGCGAGTGTCTACTGCGCCATCTTGGATGAGTGGCACGAAGCTCTCGATGCGGTGCAGTATGACTGCTTCAAGACAGGCGCCAACAAACGCAAGAACTCTTTGCTGCTGGAAATATCAACCGCTGGAGTATCAACTCAAAGCCCCTGCCTTGAGAAGCAAAGAGAGGTTGAGGCGGTTTTAGGCGGTACGGTACAAAACGACAGGCTGTTCGGCATTATCTACACGATTGACCCTGAGACTAACTGGACGACCCGTGAAGCTCTCGTCATGGCCAATCCAAACTTGGGCATCAGCAATGATGAGGAAGCGTTGCTGTTAGACCAGCAGGAAGCAGTACGCAACTCTGCGAAGCAAAACATCTTCCGCTGTAAGCACTTGAACCAATGGATGACCGCATCGGTCGCCTGGATGAATGCAACTAATTGGCAAGCCGCCGCTGTGACAGAGCCTCTGACTGAGGAGTTTTTCAAGAGTTGTGAATGCTTCATCGGGCTTGACCTTGCCTCAGCGGTAGATATAGCAGCAGCGGTCAAGGTGTTTCGCAAATTGCAGGATGGGAAGTTCCACTACTACATCGTACCCCGATTCTATCTGCCGGGAGCGAGAACTTCAGACCCAACATGCCAGCACTACCAAAAGTGGGTGCAGGACGGGTATTTGGTTTCAACAGACGGGGCAGAGATCGATTACGCTCGAATCTCCGCAGACCTGCTAAGAGATGTTGAGACGTACAACGTCAAGGCTCTCTGCTACGACCCCTGGGGCGCAACCGACATAACGCAGCAGTTTGAATCACGAACAGGCATCATGCGGGTTAAGGTTCCGATGCAGGTTAAGTTCCTGAGTGAACCAATGAAGCGGCTGGACTCCGGGATACTGAACGGGACAATGCACCACGATAACAACCCGTGCATGAACTGGCAAATGTCAAATGTCGAGATTAAGACGGACTTCAACGACAACATATTCCCCCGTAAGGGTAAGCCAGAATCGAAAATAGACGGTCCAGTTGCAACGATTATTGCCTTATCTCAAGCCATAGCCCCCGCACCCGTGGCGCATAAGTATAAGAGAATCACGTTTTTCTAGGCGGCGAATGAATGAATGATTTGATTAGCCTTAACTTAAATCCCCCGCTCGAAAAGCGCGATGACTCAGGCGTAAACCTCAACCAGGCTGGGGTCTCACTCGCCGCTGGACTCTCTGCTCTTGGCATGGGCGTTTTCACGGACTCGAACGAGAACGTAAACGAACGCACCAGTTTTGAAGTTCCAACTTATCTAACGTGCGTTCGCATTCTTTCCGAGTCCATTGGTTCATTGCCGCTGAGGGTGTACGAAAAGATGCCCCGTGGTCAACGTCCAGCCCCTGACCACTATTTGTACTACCTATTGACCGAGCGCCCAAACCCGCAAATGTCCGCCACGGTGTTCTTCCAAACCTTGATGACGGCTGCTATTGGTTGGAGCAATGCGTATGCACAGATTGAGAGAGATTCAAGCGGAGCGCGGCCTGTCGCCCTTTGGCCGCTGAATCCTTGGAAGACTAGACCAGTTCGTAAAAATGGGGTTCTGTACTTTGAGACAACCGACACCGGCGATGGATTGCCGAAAATAATCAAGTCTGAGGACATGATTCACATTGTCGGGTTCACGTTCGACGGTTTGCAGGGAACTCCCTTCTCCCGTCTAGCCCGTCAGTGCATTGGACTGGCTCTTGTAGCCGCTCGTTTTGGAGCACGTTTCTACGCCAATGGAGCGCGTAATAGTTTCTTTTTACAGGCTGACCACGACCTAAGTCCTGAAGAACTCACCGAAATGAGGCTCGATGTAGAGGCATTGAGCACAGGCGCAAACGCATGGCGAGTTGCTAATCTCCCGAATGGGGTCAAGATTGTTCCGGTCGAGACTGACCCGAACGCATTGGCCGAGTACACAACAACCGCAAAGTACACTCGTGATGAGATCGCTGCTTTTATGCGCGTTCCGGGATACATGGTCGGCAGCACGGAAAAGATTCTCAAGAGCACAGTCGAGGCACAGAACAGAGAGTTCCTTTCGTACTCATTGCAGCCCTGGCTAACGAAGATACAGCAGGAGTTTCAATATAAGCTGCTCCCCTCAATGGGTCGCGCGGCTAACCAGTACACGCTCCGTCATTATCTGGATGGACTTCTGGCGGCAGATACACTGACGCTCACAGCCAAGCAGACTGCGGGCAGAATGGGCGGCTGGCTATCAGCAAACGATATTCGTGAGCAGTTGGGCATGGAGCCAGTCGAGGGCGGTGACGTGTATATTCGCCCGCTGAATTACGTCGATGCTGCGCAGGATTCAGTGCCGGAAGAGACGGACACCGATCCCACCGACACCAGCCCGGATGAAAAGACCGATGCCGACAACAACGACCCTGACGCTGTGCAAGCTGCAAAGGCGACCAGCATCATCCAGCAAGCTCTCACTCCTCCGGTCAAGCAGCAACCCCGGTCGATGCTTGAGCCACTGTTTAACGACGCATACGGCAGACTCCAGAATCGCAGCAAGAAAGACGCAGCAGCGATAACGCAAACGCTCACTCCGGTGTGTAACGCGGTCGGGGCATATTTCAGAAGCGGCAATATGGCCTGTCCTGCTGAGCAACGGGCGATTGATAAATATCTCACCGGGCTTGAGGCCAGGATCGGCAAGACAACCGCCGACGCCGAATTCAGAAAGCTATCGAAGTGCATCGTCTACGCGGTTGAAGAGGACGCTGCTGAAGCACGAGCCAAAGAGCAATTGGCGAGAATAGAGGTCATCACCAGTGAGCAAGATTGAACGTAGATATACTAGCCAGCCCGTCCTCGTTGACGGTGGAGATTCACCCACGATTAGAGGCTATGCCGCTGTTTTCAACTCCCTATCTGAAGATATGGGCTTCCGCGAGAAGGTTGACCCTCACGCCTTTGACGGCACCTTGAATGACGATGTAAGAGCACTCTGGAACCACAACTCTGATGCTGTCCTTGGCCGCACCAAGTCAGGCACGCTGCGCCTCAGTGTGGACGCAAAGGGCTTGAGGTATGAGATTGACCCGCCCGATACTCAGGCTGCACGTGACTTGATGACCTCGATGAAGCGCGGGGATGTTGACGCATCCAGCTTCGGCTTTGTAACCAACGATGACAGTTGGGATTACAGCACCGCACCTGCAACTCGCACACTGCTCAATGTGTCACTGTTTGATGTAAGTCCCGTCACCTACCCGGCGTACTCAGCGGCCACAAGTGAGGCTCGACACTTCCCGGATGGTATGCCCGATTCAGTTGTTAGGGCGTTACAGACGGGTCGTAGCTCAACAGCAACCGTTGAAACCCGCGATGAGGCAGACCCTGCCACATATCTAATCCCATCAGTGACCGGCGATGCGTCCAACGACGATGATGAGGATTGTCAGTGTGACTGTGCTCAGTGTGAGGCCGGGTCATGCAGTATTTGCAGCAATGAAGACTGCAACGACCTCAACTGTGATTGTCAGGATATTAGAGCCCTCATGCTCATGCTTGAGGTTGCCAAAGAGTTTTAGCAAAATACTTCGCTGCCTAGAGCAGCCCTTGAATGGGCAAGCGAGAGCAACACATAACTTGATGCAATGCACGCTGCAAAGCACCACCAGACGCTACATATAGGCAACCCCTATAGAGACAAGACAATGAAGGCTATTGAACTCCGTGAGCAACGCGCAAAGCTCGTTGCAGACGCAAATGCATTAGTGCCGAAGGACATGAAAGATTTTACTTCTGAGCTTCGCACCAAGGTTGAAACCATGTTGGCTGATGCCCGTGGTTTGGACACCATCATCGCTTCTTTTGAACAAGAGGAGCAGCGCAGCGATGAGGCTCGCGCTAAGAATCTGAACCTCTCAGACACCGGCTCCTCGGATGCGGTTGACAAGGACGCAACCAAGGCTGCTTTCCGCAGCTACCTTCGCACGGGCAAGTCCGAAGCACGTGACCTCACGGTATCTGCTGACGGTATCTTGATTCCGGCCTTTGTTGCCCAGCCGGTCGTGGCGAAGAAATCCCCTGGTGCTATCTACAACATCGTTGGCAAGATGGCAACTTCTACTGGCGCTCCGGTCAAAGTGCCGTACTGGAATGACTTGGCTAACTCGTGGGTGCTTAACTCTGCTGGTCTGGCCACGACCGACCCGACCGTTTCCGCTGGTCCGACAGTCACGATTGACGACCTTCGCTTCCAACCACTGAAGCTCGACAACAGCTTGGTGCAGGATGCTGCGTTTGACATCGTTGGTCAGGTGGTTAGCGACATATACACCCGTTACATCCGTAACGTGTCTCAGTGGATTACGCTGGGTAACTCCAGCAACATCGCTGGACTGACCACCATCACTGCCGGTGTTACCAGTGCTGCTTCCGGTACTGTCACCTATGCCGATGTGGTCAAGTTCATCACCTACCTAGACCCCGCTTACACCCCGAACGCTGCGTTGACCTTCAACACAACGACCTTGGGTTATGTGCTCGAAATTGTGGACGGCAACCAGCGCCCGATCTTCGTGCCGTACACTGACGCTCCTACTGTGGGAGCCGTTGGTGGGATTCTTGGTTACCCCGTTCGGATCAACCAGTTCCTTCCCAACGTCGCCGCCTCCAACGTTGCCATGCAGTTTGGCGACTTCGAGCAGGGCTACAAGTTGAACGAAGTGCAGCCGGGTATCCGCGTCAAGGTTCTCGACCAGCTTTACGCTGCGACGAACGAAGTTGGTTACGTGGCCTTTGCCCGTGCCGGTGGCGTCGTGCTGAATGCGGCTTCTGGTCAACAGAGCCCCATCATCAGCTTGACCGTCCACGCCTAAGCCCTAACCGGGGGCTGTGAGAGCAGCCCCCACAACCCCAGGCAACTCATGTTAATTAAACTCACCCAGTCATTCTTGTACATCCCAACCATGATGATTCGCGGCTCGATTGTGGATATGCCCAACGAGACTGCCTCCGAGTGGGTCACCGCTGGTCTGGCTGAGCCTGTCGTGGAAACAGCAACAAAGCCAGCCTATGAAAAAGCTGTGCGTAGAACCAAGAGGTCGTAATGTCCATTTCCCTCCAATGGAACTCCAACACGGGCAGTGAGCCTCTGGCTCTGGCCGACGTAAAGAACTTCCTGAAAATCGACACGACCGACACGACCGATGACACGCTCATTACGGGTCTGATCACTGCTGCCCGTGAGAGAGCGGAGACAATTACTGGCCGTTCTCTGATTACAAGCAATTGGACATACTGGCTGGACTCCTTTCCGTATGGCTGGCAGGAGAATACTGGTCCGGCCAGAAACACCATCAACAGATTCCAGAACTGGTGGTCAGAGAATCAGGTTCTGAGAATCCCTAAAGCTCCATTGCAGTCGATAACGTCCGTGCAGTACATGCCCTCATACGGCGGCACATACCAGATGCTTGACCCATCACTATACACCGTTGACACCGCATCCAACCCCGGTTGCATTTACCCGGTCAGCAATTACTACTGGCCGTTCAACTGGACAATTCGCAACGCTGTGCAGATTCAATTTGTCGCCGGGTATGACACGTTCGTGCCGGAGACAATTCTGGTTGCAATGCGCTTGCTCATCACCGACTGGTGGGAGAATCGCGGCGATTCAACGACTACCAATAACGCAGCTTCGCTACTCCTCAAAGGTTATAAGTCTCAACCAGTGGGGTATCTCCGCTAATGGCCAAGACGTATCCAACGGTTACACCGAGCGGAAAGCTCAACAAAAGGCTCTGTTTTCAGCAGCTAGGCGGTACGCCTAACGCTGGCGGTGAGCTAACCACATGGACTACCTATGCGACACTGTGGGGTTCTATAGATGTTCTCCGTGGTGAACTGCTGTACAATACTGGGGAGTTTCTCGCACAGTCTGCATATAACATCGTAATTCGCTACAACCCCGCAGTGACTATTTCAGTTGCAGACCGCATTGTGTGCGAAGGCACGACGTTTGTAATACAGGCTTTGCTCGATAAGGATTTCCGGCACCGCGAATTGCAAATCATAGCTTATGTGTTAAACGAAGTGGCGGCATAAATGCTATACGAGGGACTTTATCAAGCCATGGTCAATGCCCCGGCGCTGTCAGCGATAGTCGGCAATCGGGTGATGCAAGCTGTGCTGCCTCTAAACTTCACCGTCCCTGCTGTCACTTACACCGTTGTCAACAGCAAGTATGCCGGAGTCGATGTTGGTGCAAAGTCGATTCTGGCGACCGAATCCCTGGTGGATGTCTCGGCGTGGGGCCTCACATATCACGACGCCGCCTATGCGATTCAAGCGATCCACGGACTTTTCGATTTGTATGTGGGTACGCTGCCTGATGGGACGAATGTGCTCTTTACTGACGTTCAGTCAATCCCGGATATGTTCGAGGACGACACTCGTTTATACCGCTGCTCTGTGACTCTTAAGGTTATACATACCAATGGGTAAGACCATCGAAATAACGGGGCTGAAAGAATTGAGCGAGATGCTTACCCAGATCGCGCCCAAGGCCGCAAGGTCTTACCTCGTCAAGTGTGCAAAACCTGCCGCTCAAGTAATCGTTGAGGCAATGCAGAGCACGGCTCCGACAGAAGTTGGGACGCTGCGAGACTCAATCGTGTACCGCAACCAGTGGGACACAGCAGATGACGGCGGGGAAGCCTTGATAACGTCTGTCGGTCCAAACAAACACGTGCCGTGGGGCATGTGGCAGGAGTTCGGCACGAGCCATATTGCGGGGCGTCACTGGATGGGCCAGGCATGGTCTGACTGCCAAGAACGAGTGCTAGATGTGTTTATGCTGGGCATTAACGACCTGTACGCCAAGATGGTGGCTCGCGATCAATCCGAGGCCATGCTTGAGAACGATGAGAATGACCGGGAGACTGGTCGGGTCTCACCGTCCAGGCTCCGCAGAGACCGCAACGCGGCGCATAGAGAGAATGATTGCAGAGATAGAGTTGCGGAGCAAGTATCCTCGACACGGTTACAGAAAGACATGAATCTTGCATATCGAGAGAATATGCACCGGGGAAGAGATAAATAATGTTGCCAAAAGTAAGCATCATCATGCCGGTCGGGTACGGAGATAGATACTTTCAACTTGCCCTGAGTTGCTTCCAATGTCAGACCTACGAAGGTGAGCTTGAGATTGTGGTGCTGGACAACAGCGACGAGCCTATCGAGTCTCCTCTACCCGAAGACGACCGAATCAAGTATTACCGCTGTGAACGTATGCCGGTCGGTGCTCTCCGCAATCTGGGCACGAGCTACGCAACCGGCGAGATATGCATCACGGGAGACGAGGACGACTGGTCGGCACCAAACAGGGTTGAGTCCCAGGTGAATCGGCTGCTGGAGTCGGGAAAGGCCGTTACCGGCTGGCATAACATCCTCTAACACGACCACGAATCAGGCCGCAGCTTCAAATACTTCTATGCTGCGGGCCGAGTCGCTCCTGAGCCATACGCCTGTGGCACCAGCCAATGCTATTTGAGATCGTGGTGGGAGCCGCACCGATTCAACAATCAAGGCGTTGAAGACTACTACTTTCAACTCGAAGCAATGCAAGCCGGTCAGCTTGATTCATGCGACGCAGAGCAGTTGTGCGTTGCAAGAGCGCACGACGACAGCGTTTGTCCAATAGCTCACTATGTCGGTCGTCACCCGCAGTTCACGCTGGTGAGTAGAGGTGACTTACCTAACAGGTTCTTCGCTGATATAGCAAAAGAAAACCAATAACAATCAACCCATAAAGGAGTAACCCTATGCCATCTTCACCTATCGTCGGCCTCGGCACCACGGTAATGTTCGCGAGTGTTCTAAGCCCCACTACATTTACAACGCTGCTCGGCGTCACGTCAGTTGCATTCAGCGGTGACAAAGTTTCCACCGAAAAGACCACCAACATGCTCACCACCAGCGGCGTGGATACTTACATCGGCGGGACGCAGGAACCTGG